AACGCTACTGATGTACCTTATAGATTTGTACCTTGTATGGCATCAGGTCTATCTTATTATTTATCACAAAAATTTAAACCTGAGTTAACACAACAAATGAAATTATTATATGAAGATGAATTACAAAGAGCGTTAGCTGAAGATGGTTCTTCTTCAAGTTCATACATAACTCCAAAAACTTATTATCCAAATGTCTAATTTTGCAAAAGGTAAACACGCTAAATTTATTTCTGATAGATCCGGTTTGGAGTTTCCATATTCAGAAATGGTTAAAGAATGGAATGGTTCTAGAGTGCATGTTTCAGAGTTTGAACCAAAACAACCACAATTAGAACCAAGAGCGCATGGAGGTGATCCTCAAGGTTTACAAAATGCAAAACCAGCTAGAACAGAATTTCCAACGACGGATTTTTTACCTGATAATCCATTTATAACAGCTTCAAGTACAACATTAAAAATTTTGTTTCCTAATGGAGATTTAGTTGTAAATGATCATGTTAGATTTCAAAATGTAAAAAGTCCAGTTGGTGGAGTTGCCATAACTACTTTACAAATGTCTACAACTTTAAATGGAGCAATAACTAATTCTGCAACTTCTATTGATTTAACTGATGCATCAGAGTTTCCAACAAGTGGTTTTATAATGATTGAAAAAGTAGATTCGACTTCAGGTTTATTTGTAAATGAAGTTATTCAATATACAGGTAAATCTACAAATCAATTAACTGGATGTACAAGAGGAACTAGCGCACCTTTTAGAGGCACGTCTCCAGCTAAAACAAAAGCTACTTCTCACGCTGATGATGCAAAAGTTTTTGGTTCTTATAAAGTTGCATCCCTAAACACTACATCCGTTCCATACACAGGACAACCAGCTACTCTTACTCAATTTGATGGTGTGAACGTTACATTAGTAAACTCTGCTACTAGCACAGAAACTAAGGGTGGTTTACAGTGTACAATTGGACCAATAAATGATAGGGCTTAAATATGGCAGGAATTAGTTATAGCACTTTAATTACACAAATCAGAAACTACACAGAAGTAGACTCAAATGTTTTAACAGCTGATCAATTAGAAAATATTATTTTAAACGCACAATACAGAATTATGCGTGATGTTCCTATTGATGCAGATAGAAAACAACAAATAGGTAATTTAGTTACAGGTCAAGAAACAATAAATGCTCCAGGAGGAGCTTTATTTATTAGAGCAATACAAGTTTATGATTCAACTTCAGCTACTACTGGGGCTAACGTTTTTTTAGAGAAAAAAGATGTTACTTATTTACAAGAATACGTTTCATCTACAGAATCGTCAAAAAGAGGCCAACCTAAATATTATGCTATGTTTGGCGCTGCTACTGGAGACGGAGATACTAATTCTGGGAGAATGATATTTGCGCCTGTTCCTGACACAACATACAAGTTTAGAGTCCATTATAATAAGATGCCAGCTACTTTGGCCTCAGATAATACTACTAATTATATCAGTTTAAACTTCCCAAATGGCTTACTATATTGCTGTTTAGCAGAGACATATGCTTTCTTAAAAGGGCCAGCAGATATGTTGACACTATATGAAAATAAGTATAAACAAGAAGTAGATAAATTTGGTGTAGAACAAATCGGCAGAAGAAGAAGAGATGACTACACAGATGGTGCTGTTAGAATAACAATACCATCAACAACACCTTAAGGAGTTTTATTATGGCAATAACATCAGCAGTTTGCACAAGTTTTAAAGTTGAACTTTTAAAAGCAGTTCACAATTTCACAGCGTCAAGTGGCAACACTTTTAAAATAGCTTTATATACTAGTTCTGCATCATTAGGTGCAGCTACAACAGCTTATAGTGCAACAAACGAAATTTCTAACACATCTGGTTCTGCTTACAGTGCAGGAGGCGCAACACTTACAAGTGTAACACCAGTTGCATCAAGTACAACAGCAGTTTGTGATTTTAACGATGTAAGTTACACAAGTGCATCATTTACAGCTAACGGATGTATAATTTATAATGATTCAGCATCAGGTGATCCTGCTTGTGTAGTGATTGCATTCGGTGGTGATAAAACTGTAACTAGCGGAACTTTCACAATTCAATTCCCAACAGCAGATTCATCAAACGCGATCATAAGATTAGCTTAGGAGTAACGACGGATGTCCGTTACTAGAACATATACAGTAACGGTGGTCAGCACCGGTTCAGGTAATAAATATGCTATTGATGGTGTTCAACAAGATACTCTCTATTTAGCTGAAAATGGAACTTATAAATTTGATCAAGCAGATTCTTCTAATGGTGGACACCCATTAAGATTTTCAACAACAAGCGATGGAACTCATAACGAAGGAAGTGAATACACTACCGGAGTTACAACTAATGGAACTCCTGGTTCTTCTGGAGCTTATACTCAAATAGTAGTCGCAACAGATGCACCAACTTTATATTATTATTGTCGGGTTCACTCAGGAATGGGAGGAACCGCAAATACACCAACTTCTAATACTTGGGGAGCTTTAAATTGGAATGTAAATTCTTGGGGAAGTAATGAGATAACACAATCTTTAACTTCTCCGGGTGCAATTACATCATCAGTTGGTGAAGTTGAAGCTTTTAATGAAAAAGGTTGGGGATCAGATTCATGGGGAGATGAGAACTGGGGAGAATCTTCACTTAATGTAGAATTAACAGCGCCAGACGCAATGACAATAAGTGTTAGTGTTGGTTCTGCATGGGGAGATGACACTTGGGGCGAAGAACAAGGTTGGGGACAGTTTGTTTTAAATCCTGCAGATGTAATTGGAATTACAGGTGTTTCTTCAACATCATCTATTGGTTCTGTTTCATTTACAATTGACGCTACTGCTTCAATTACTGGAGTTGTTTCAACAGCATCTGTTGGTTCTTTATCTCCCGCAGACGTAATGGGACTAACTGGAATTGCTTCAACATCAGCTGTTGGTTCTTTATCTATCGCAGATGTAATAGGAGTTACAGGTGTTTCTGCAACCTTTAATATTGGTAGTATTTCTATTGGATCAAGTCCTGTTGTAAATTTAACGGGTCAACAAATAACTGTATCTAGTGGGTCAGTGGATCCTTTGGCTATTGTGCAAGGTTTAACAGGTCAATCAATAACCTCGGCAGTTGGATCAGTTACTGTTACTGATTCAGCTTTAGGTATATCAGGAGTAGAAGCAACTGCTTCTGTAGCTGTTTTTGGCACTGCTACTGGCTTTGGAATTCAAGCATACTCTAATGTTGACACAGGTTCAAATTCTTCGTATACAGATGTTGCAACAGGATCAAATACAAGTTATACTGACGCTGCATAACAGGAGATAAAATATGGCATCAACATACACACCACTCGGAGTAGAACTTCAAGCAACTGGCGAAAACGCTGGAACGTGGGGAACTAAAACTAATACTAATTTACAAATTTTTGAACAAATTGTTGGCGGATTTTCTGCTCAATCAATAGCAGGTGGCGCACAGACTACAGCTTTATCTGTATCTGATGGATCAACTGGTGCAGTTCTATCTCATAGAATGATTGAGTTTACAGGTTCAATTACAGGAAACCAAATCGTAACTATTCCATTAGATGTTCAAACATTTTATTATTTAAGAAATTCAACATCAGGTGCTTACACAGTACAATTTAAATATACATCAGGAAGTGGTGATTCACTTACTTTTTCATCAACTGATAAAGGTGATGCTGTTGTATTTGCAACTGCAAACGATGGAACTAATCCAGATATTTATACTTTACCAAATGGTAATGTTACTACAGGTGGAACACAAACTTTAACAAACAAAACTTTAACAGCTCCAAAAATTGCAGACGCCGGTTTTATTGCAGATGCAAATGGTCTAGAACAAATAATATTTCAAACAACTTCATCAGCAGTAAATGAATTAGAAGTTACAAATGCAGCAACAGGTAATGGTCCAATTCTTGGATCAAGTGGAGAAACAAATGTTGATCTTAACATCACTCCAAAAGGAACTGGAAGAGTAATTCTAGGCGCTGGTGCTATTCAAAACTTAACTGAAAAAGCTACAGTATCTGCAACAGCAGCAACTGGAACAATTAACTATGATGTTAGAACACAAGCAGTTTTATATTTTACATCTGCAGCAACAGGAAATTTTACAGTCAATATTAGAGGAGATGGTTCAACTACATTAAACAATATTATGGATACAGGTGAATCAATTACTGTTGCTTTCTTAGTAACATGCACAGGATCACCTTATTACAATAACGCTTTTACAATCGATGGAGTTTCAAAAACACCTGAATGGCAAGGTGGAGCAGCACCTTCAGCTGGGAACGCAAACTCCATAGATGCTTATGTTTATACTATTTTTAAAACTGGAGACGCAGCATTTACAACTTTAGCATCACAAACACAGTTTGCGTAACAATGGTTAATAAAACGAAAGGAAACAGAGTATGCCAATCATAGGATCACGTGGAGCAGCATCTTCAAGAGGCTTCGGACAAACAGGAGGCAAAAAAAATATAGTTTCTTTTGATTATTTAGTTGTCGCTGGAGGTGGATCCGGAGGAACCCAAGGTTACGGAGCAGGTGGCGGCGGCGGAGGCGGATTTAGAACTTCTTTTCCAGGAGGAACTAAGATTGAATTTGTTACAGGGAATAACACTATAACAACTGGAACAGGTGGATCAGTAGCCTATCCTCCTGGAGTAGGTACTAGGGGTAATAATTCTGTAATAACTGGAGACAATTTTACAATAACATCAACAGGTGGCGGCGGAGGAATGGGCGGTGATTATGGTTCGCCCAATAATCCTGAATGGTCGGTAATACCTGGAGGTTCGGGAGGTGGAGCAAGTTTATCAGATCCACCATTTGACAGCTCGCCTTTTTTACCAGGTGGTAGGGGTCAAGGAAATACTCCCCCAACTTCTCCCCCTCAAGGAAATAATGGTGGCCC